GGACATCTTAATTCAACTTATGGCTTGAACAACCGGGTGCGACTTGCGCAGTCGCCGCGCGTTACCGAAATAACGTGGACCAGGAAGCTCCCACCCCAACTAGTTTTAAGGCCCTGTGGTGGCCCGACTCCTGACTTAGCCAGGTTTCTCAGCTTCATTCCGATCGCGCGGGATGCTACGCTTAGGCAAACGCCGCTGGTCGGAGCTACGTGGGAGGGCAGCCTGGTTAGGCTTGTCTTCCCCCGGTGCAGCAGCGTTTTGCCGTGGCTTCGCACCCGGCGGCTTGCGCGTCGGGCCTGAAGAGCTGAGAGTCACGCCCGGGTGGTACATGAGGCAGCGTTTGCCGCGCTCGTCCCTCCCGTTGCATCCTTTGCGCTTGCAAGTTGAATGGGCGTATGGGCATGTTTTGCTCGAGTGGTCGTCGCAAGTGCCAAGAACATGGAACTTGGGACAGTTTTGAACCCCCTCGTGCGTAAACCTGCAGTTCCCGCGGGTACACGCGTGATTGATCCACGCGTAGCAAACTGTGGCCGCCTGCTTAGCTCTGTCGTATTGGTCCCGCTCTGAACGGACCGGTCCGTTTTGCTTGGCATGAGCTTTAAGTTCGCTCTTTGCCGTGCGTTCAACGGTTTCCGCGTCCGCCGGAGCGGGTCCGACAGGGCCATCGTCCATAATGGCGGCCACAGTGGCTGGCAGATCATCATCGAACAGTGCGCGCACATCTGACCAATGCGCCCACCCGTCGATCATCCCGCGCACACTGTTGAGGTCGGCGACGAGATTGACACTCTCGAGATAGTGATCCATTGCTGTATCACCATCGCGAGTGCTATGGTCGGCGTAGCTTGGAAATGCCGGTCCATTGCTATCAAATCTGGTCATGATCTCCCCAGTGGTCAGGGTGTTCAACTGCTCCTGTTCGATGAGGTCGTATACCCACGGTTTGCGCTTCTCAACGATCTTGCAACCCACGCTTTGCTGGAGCATATAACCCAGTTGACGGGTCAATATGAACAAGCAAACCTCGCGGACAAGCGGAGTGCGGCAGTCTGTGATCCAGAGCGAGATGGCCTTGCGCCACGCTACGAGCTCTGGTTTTGCAGCTGAGTCGCCGGAATAACCGATCTTGCTCAGCTGGCGACGTATGTCACAGAAACTGCCGCAGCTCGCCCAAGGGTCAGGGTAGATGCGTGCAAGAAAGCATACGTGACCATCCCGGATCACGTTAGCCTTAACGTTGAGGCTCAAATTTCTGCAGACGGCCGTATACTTCTCCGGGTCAACATCGGGAGTCAACCCATCATCACCACCATAGAGGCCAAGGCTGTTCCACGCCTGGTGGTAACTGCCAAAGGTCTCGTACAACGCGACGAAACTCGTAAACGCATTGATGATAGTGTTGGAGCATGAAGTATCGGCCGCTCCCGAACGCCGGGCCCATCCAAGCAGAAACCTAAACAATGACGCACCCATTGTAACCTGCCCATACATATAATCGAGACAATGTCTGAGCATCGGGTGATACGTCTTTGCGTAGGCTGCGTAGAAGATGCCTTGCTCAAGGCCACGCAGATAAGGCGATAGGGACCCATCAAAACGTGAGAAGTCGGTCTCCACCACAAATCTCGCATCTTTGCATACCTGGTGCACTTTCTCGGCCACGCCAACGGGGCTATGCCCGAAGGCATACCACGGCATGGTTTTGAGATAGTCACTGAGAGGCATTGCAAAGGCCGCGAACAAGATTCGCATGTGGGCATTCACGTTGTTGATGATCCTCGGGTCACTCACCTTCAAATACGCCTCGGGCTTGATGAACGTGGGGTCTTCAATCCCACCTCTGTCGTTCATCGGGGCATCGAGCACATAGTCTGCCATTTGCTCAAAAGACCGGCGCTGGCAGGCGCGATCCTGGCGTTCGTTGACCTCGTCAAAGGTCAAAGGGACGAACGTTGCCTCCTTCCCGCAGAGCAG